TCATAAAGGAATAAGAAAATCCTTAGTAGTTTGGGCCGGTGGGCCTGCTTTTAAATAATCGTTTATTTTGTAAAATAATAAATTTGTGGTAGAATATAATATATGCCTTTAGTTAAAATACCAATTAAACCAGGATTTAATAAACAAGAAACGGCTACTGCTGCCGAAGGGCAGTGGATAGATGGAGATAATGTTCGTTTTCGTTATGGGTATCCAGAAAAAATAGGCGGCTGGAGAGAAGTGTTGCCTGAACAATTAGCTGGAGCAGCAAGGCAACAATTAACTTGGACATCTTTAGATGGAAATAAATTTGCAGCAATAGGTACAAATAAAGTTTTAATAATATTTTCAAATGGAAAATATTATGACATAACCCCATTAAAAGAGGTTATTGAACCTTGTACGTTTGATTCAACAACAGGATCTAGTATAGTTACAGTAAACGCGACAGGACACGAATTAAGTGTTGGAGATTATATAATTTTTAAATTAGTTACATTACCAGCAGGAGGAGAAACAGGATATGTCCCTTCTGATTTTACAACTAATGCATTTGAAGTGACTTCAGTTGTATCCTCATCTGTTTTTACAGTGACTATGTTATCTAATGAATCTGGTTCTGGTATGTCCGCTCAGGGTGATGCAGACACTTATCCATATGTTTTTATAGGTCCTCCTTTACAAACTATAGGATATGGTTGGGGAACAGGAAACTGGGGTGAAATAGCATGGGGTACAAATTCAACATCTTCTGAAACTGTGTTGGCTCCGGGTAATTGGTCTTTAGATAATTTTGGTCAAATTTTAATAGCAACTGTTTTAAATGGATCAACTTATACTTGGGATCCTGGACAACCGGCTAGCTTACAAACAAGAGCAGTAATAATGAGTGGAGCTCCAACAACTTCTATTATGACAATAGTTTCAGATAGAGATAGACATTTAATAGCGCTAGGAACAGAAGAAACCATAGGTAATTCATTAACCCAAAGTAGAATGCTTATACGATTTGCAAATCAAGAAGATTACACAGTATGGACACCTACTGCAACTAACACAGCAGGAACATTTAGACTAGATACAGGAAGTAAGATTGTAGGAGCAGTTCAAGGAAAAGATTATATATTAATTTTAACAGATACTAGTGCATATGTTATGCAATTTGTTGGACCTCCTTTTGTTTTTTCTATTAGACAGGTGGGTACAAATTGTGGTGCTATTAGTCAACATTCATTAGTGTACGCTCAAGGGGCTGTTTGGTGGATGGGATATGGAGGAGGTTTTTTTATGTATGATGGTACTGTTAAACAAGTACCTTGTTTAGTAGAAGATTTTGTATTTACTTCAGATGGATCTAATTTAGGAATTAATTATAATGCGTCTGATGTAGTGTATGGTGGACACAATAGTTTATTTAATGAAGTAATATGGTTTTATCCAAAAAGTGGTTCAACTCAAATAGATCGTTCTGTGAGTTATAATTTTTTAGATCAAGTTTGGACTACACAATCTTTGGCGAGAACTACTTATTTTGATGCTACTACGTACGAATTACCTTTAGCTACAAAATATAACAGTACCGGATTACCTAATTTTCCAGTTATAAATGGAGTTACTAATTTAAATGGCTCTACTAATTACTATGAACATGAAACTGGAACGAATGAAGTTAATTTTGTAGGAGCTGAAACAGCAATACCCGCATATATTGAAACAGGAGAATTTGATATAAGTGCTCAGGCCGGGTTAGGAGGTGATGGTGAATTTTTAATAAAATTAAATAGGTTTGTACCCGATTTTAAATTTTTGGAAGGGACTTCTAATATAAACATGGTAACCAGAGATTATCCATCTAGTTCCCCTACAACACTGGGTCCATTTGTAGTAAATCCAACTACTACTAAAATAGATACTAGAGTTAGAAATAGATTATTAAGTGTAAAAATATCTAGTTCAAATGTTAATGACAATTGGCGTTATGGTTTATTTAGATTAGATATTCAACCAGATGGGAGAAGATAATGGCAAAGATTACAGCGTATATACCAGAACCAAAAGAACAATACGAAGTAGATAATCAACGACAAATTTTAGCTTCTTTAGACATATTAAAAAATGAATTAAATTTTGGATATCAAAAGGATTTAAAAGATGAGTTAAATAGAATGGAGTGGTTTATATTTTAATGGCTAATATTTATAAAAACAAAGGTTTTATTTTAACTACTTCTAATTTAACTACAGTGTTAACCATTAATACTAGTTCTATTGCGATTGTTAAAAGTATTAGTGTAACTAATGAACATAATAATAACAATTTAACTGAATTTTATTTGCATGATTTCTCGGAAAACGTTGATTATGAGTTTTTTCATAAAGACATGGGTTCGGATAGTACGGAACAAGCGGCTGGTCAAGTCTTGAATTTAGAAGCAGGAGATAGTATAAAAGTACAAACAGAAACTGCGAATACTGTTAAAGGTGTTATAAGTTATTTGTTAATAGACAGAACACAAGAAAATGGATAAAGAAATAGTAAAGATAGAGACAGTAACTAAACAAACCTTTAGAAGTAAGTCTACCAATAAAACGTATGACTCTAAAGAAGCGTTTTTACAACATCATAAAGAAGATGATTTAGCAGTAGATACTTTAGTCACTGTAACTAATAAAGGTTTACAATTATTTAAAAAATTTATGGATAAAAAATGAATCCAAGGGGTGGTACTGAGTTACAGTACGAATTTTTAGAAAGATATGTAGATAAAGAGCTTCTAAATAAAGTTCAAATATGTACATCTATTCCAGGAAAAATTCCATTACTTTCAAATAAAGTAAATATATTATGGCAAAAAAATTCATACGATCAACCAAATATTTATCCGTGGTTTAGTAATAAAGAAAACCATGTACAATATGATTGGTATGTTTTTAACTCAAATTGGAATTTAGAAAATTTTAGAAAACATTTTGATATACCTTGTGAAAAATGTGTAGTAATTAAAAATGGAGTAACTACAATTGTTCCAACTAAACCCTATAAAAAAGGTGATCCTATTAAACTTATATTTCATCCAACTCCTTGGAGAGGATTAAATGTAATACTAGCTGCCATGCAATTAATAAAAAATCCTTTAATTACTTTAGATGTGTATTCTTCTACTCAAGTTTATGGGGATGAGTTTAAAAAACATAATGATTCTAAATATAGTGATTTATATGAACAAGCTAAAATTTTAAAAAATGTAAATTATATTGGATATAAACCAAATGAATATATACTAGATAATTTGCAAAATTATCATATTTTTGCATTCCCAAGCATTTGGGAAGAAACGTTTTGTATATCTGCGTTAGAATCAATGGCAGCGGGACTTTATATAATTACAACTAATTATGGAGCTTTATATGAAACTTGTGCAGAATTTCCTACCTATATAAATTATGAAAAATCTTTTGAATCTTTAGCAAAAAAATTTGCTTTTGCGATTGAGTCTTGTGCTAATTTTCTTCATGAACAAGGTATTCAAGATCATTTAGAATTTCAAAAAAAATACGTACAACAATATTATAGTTGGCAAAAACAAGGAAAAATGTGGACTCAATTTTTAAAAGGAGCTATTAATGCAAAAAAATTATAATAGAATAAATATAATAGATGATTTTTTTAATACAGATGATTTTTTTACAGTAAAAATACATCAAGAGTGTTCTAAATATATTCCAGGTTATCAACCATACGGGGCCAGTTATTCAAATAGATTAAAAGGTTATCCTACTTGGGAGTTTATGATAAATAAAGATCATCCTATATATAATATTTTATATAACACATTAGAAAATAAATTTTCAAATGAATATGAAATAGATACCGTAATTTTAAGAAAAATATATACGGAAGAACTATTACGTTCTCCATACAAAGGAAAATCTCATGGTATGATACATGAAGATAACATAGAGACAATTAAAATGTCCGGTGTAGTATATCTTGGAGGAAGTAGTATTAATGATGGCACATTTTTATTTTCAGATAAATTACAGGTAGAGCCAGAATTAATAGTTGGTTCTAAAGCTAATAGATGTGTTATATATAGTTCAAACATACCACATGCTGCTGGAATAGAATGGGAAGAAAAAATAAGAAACATATTAGTGTTTTTTTTAAAAAATAAAGGAGAATAAATGCAAGACTCAAGTAAACCTATTTGGTTTAAAGAAAAAGAAAGTGAGATAAAACAAATATTTAATCATTACAAAATTTTCGTAGCAACCCCGGTACATAGCGAGGTATCTATACATTACACACAAGCTTTGTTGAAATTTCAACAAGAATGTACTTTGAGAGGTATTCTTACAAGTTATTGTTTACTTAAATCTTCTTTAGTAACACAAGGTAGAAATTTATGTGTTAGTAATTTTTTAAGAGAAAAAGAATATACACATTTATTATTTATAGATTCTGATATCGATTTTGAATTTAACACTATTATGAAAATGTTAAAAGCAGATAAAGATGTAATTGCAACTGCCTATCCAATGAAAACAATAAACTGGGAAAAAATATGGCAAAAAATTAATAAAGGTGAAATTAAAAATGCAAAAGATTTACAGACATCAGGTTATATGTTTCCAATTAAAGTAGGAGATGAAAAAAATATTACAGTAGAAAATGGAATAATGGAAGTGACTCATGCTCCTACTGGATGTATGCTTATAAAAAGAAGCACTCTTGAAAAAATGGTCGAAAAATATCCTGATTTAATTATATCTCAACCTACAATAATGAATGGTAAACACGAAGAAGTAGATTGTATGTATAATTTTTTTGATACTCTTCATGATAAAGAAACTAAAAAATATTACGGAGAGGATTTTGGATTCTGTCAAAAATGGAGAGATATAGGTGGAAAATGTTTTATTTATGTAAGTGATTATATTTCTCATATTGGGGAATACTCATATACAGGTCGTTTTTGGGATGATTTAGAAAACTCAACAAACATTGACGATTCAAAAAAAATCAAGTAAAGTGTGTCTTTTCAGGATTTTTGCGCCTGCCTTATTGTTAACAATTTTAAAGGATTATGATATCTAGATCACAGATGAACAGACAACTATATCAAATGGGTGGAGAAGGAATGCAGGACGATCAACAAATGCAAGATGAACAATTTATGCAAGATGAACAATTTATGCAAGATGAACAA